TTGCAAACGGTATTTCTTTCTACACTACAGAGGCACGTATTAAGCGTCGTGAGGTGGGTGACAATACTAATCTAAATGAAGCCATCTTCCAACTGTATAGTAACATGTTCAATGCAGTGGGTATAGGTAGTACCATGACCATATATGATGGAAAGATGAATAAGCATGTGTTCGATATCCAAATAACAAAATAAATTTGCTTCCAAACTTGACAAAGGGTATAATGGACGGTGTAGAGGATGATATATGAATATCTGGTTTAGCAGGAAGACAGCCAAGGAAGAACTGAAAGAAACACTGTTCTTCTCTGGTATGAACTTCAAAGAATGGACCAAAGATGCCAATGGCTATGAGATAGAAACAGAAATGGGTACTTTGCGTATACGTAGTATGTATGACATAAGACTCAATGGTCAGAAGGTAGGTTCGGTGACTGATGTGAAGCGAGCAGTGGGTAGGTGGCTCATGCGGTAAATTCAACTTTATATTTTGGAATGGGGTCGGCATGTGAAACTGGGGGTTTAGACGCCAGTCTATTTTTCTCTTTCCTAGACTTTACAAGACACATCCTCCCCCTGTTTCTAGACACAAATCGTTTTGGGATTCTCGAAAAAAAATCCTGGAAAAATTTTTAAACTTCAAAAGGTTCACATGAAATTCCGTACTCTATTAGACATTGGTGATGCCCTAACCTTCATCCTTCTTCGACTGCTCATGGTGAGTATTCTCGTATTTGCCATTGCGGTATTTGTATCAGGATTCTTTTAAGGAAGTATATGACAAAGAAACTAAAGATTGAATTTGCCCCTGGATGCTTTGATCACTTTGAAGGCACTCAGGAAGAACTGGATGAGTTGATTGCCGAGATCACCAAACAGTTTGAGAGTGGTGAGTTTATGGAGAAGTCTAAGCCAATTGACATGGATACTCTCATGGAAGAAGATCCCGAAATGGCTGAGATTCTACTCAAGCAATACAATGATTCCTTGGATCGTGAGGATGATCCAGACTATAAGAAGAAGATGAACTAATATGTCCTATGCACGTTGGAGTAATTCTTGCTGGTATGCCTTCTATAATGTGAATGGCTGTCTAAGTCTATGGTATTCTATGGACAAGACCTTTGATATTCCTGTTGAGGATGTTCAGGAGATATTGGATCGCGATGCCCCCGAGAGAGTCGCTGCAATTATGGAGATATATGCGTGCGCCGAATCTGAAGCAGAGGAAGCAATAAAGTATATGGAGATGTTCTTGGAAGACTATGATCCTAAAGATACGGAAGAGTATAATAGGGAAGTCAAGGAACTGATGGATAAATTGAATGAAGGTATGAAGGATGAGTCTTGATGTTGATTTAATGGTGGTTCAGCCCTGCTCGGTTTACTCGGGTAATATCACTCACAATCTGAATAAGATGGCGATGGCTGTAGAGTTGTCGAACGGTAAGACACTTTATGATGTGCTGTGGCGACCTGACGAACATGAGTATACTCGGGCGATTGAGATCGTTTCGCTATTAAGTGAAGGATTGGTTGAATTGGTGCGATACCCCGAAAAGTATAAGACTCTTAATCCATCTAATGGGTGGGGATCCTATGAGGGTTTGATTGAGTTTGTAAAGAAGTACCATTCTGCCTGTCTTGACAATCCTGAAGCAGAGATTCGTGTCAGTCGATAAATAGTATTCTTTGAGGAATTAAAATGCGAAAGACACCATGGGGTTGGCAGATGATTGTAAACATGTCTGGTGCCAGTCCAAACTGTAAGGATAAGGAAGCCATCCTTGCCTTTAATAGAGATCTATGCGATAATATAGAAATGATTCGTCATGGTGAACCACAACTCACCTACTTCGAAGATTTGGAAGATAAGAATGGATGGACACTGGTTCAGTTGATTACCACTTCCTCACTGGTTGTTCACTTCTGTGATAATGGTAAGATCTTTCTGGATCTTTTTTCCTGTAAGCAATTTAATGAAGAAGCAGTGCTGGGATGTATACAATATTACTTCAGCCCTGCCCAACTGGAGTATGATATAATTGAACGAGATATCTGATTTAAACCAATGGATTGAAGCACTGGGTGTACCGCAGGAAAAGCTGGGTGGTCACTCAGTTTGTCCATTTGCGAAACTTGCCAGTCGTTTCACCATGATTCGTGTCAATGGTGAGATTATTCCACCTGTGGATAGGAACTTTGACATTATCATCTACCTACTCCCAGCGGAAATTTCCTTTGAGTCCATGAACGATCTCTGTGTGGATCTAAATGCTAAGTACACGGATTTAATATTCCTACCTGACCATAAGGATCGTCATACCACAATCAATGGCGTCCAGACTAATAATGGTAAGCACAATATTCTTCTATGTCAGCCAAAGCAGAAACTGAAAGATGCTCGAGCAGCACTCCGTAAAACAAACTATTATACATATTGGGAAGACAGTTATCTGCGTGAGATACTAGGAGAAGATTATGGCAATCTGGACTGAGTGGGATCCACTAGAAGAAATCATTGTTGGCACCTGTCCACCAGAAAACTTCTATGACAATGTAATTCAAGATGAACGTAGCCTTCCGCTACTTCAAACGATCCTCCGTGAAACACGTGAGGATCTAGACACACTTTCAGCTTCCCTCGAGAAGATGGGTGTCAAGGTTTACCGACCAAAGAACTTACCCTTTGAACGAGGGATTGACATTGCTGGATTTAAAGTTAAGAATCCTGTAGCACCAATTGTTCCACGTGACCAATACCTTGTGTATGGCGAGAAGATTGTTCAGACTTACACATCGATGCCCGATCGTTGGCTAGAATCACTTGCCTACTATGACATCTTTCGTGAACTGTTTGAACAAGGGTTTGAGTGGAACAGCATGCCACCTCCCCTTCTTGAGAACTTTCCTGACAATAGCATTTGGTATAGCGACAGCGTTGGTCGTTATCATAATGTAATGAAGGATCGTCTACTCTGGCATACTGCTACAATGTTCAAGTGTGGTGATGCGTTGATTACTAATACACGTGGTCCAGGAAATGATTTGGGGTTAGAGTGGATGCGTCGTCAATATCCAGAAGCAAGAATCCTACATAATAAGGCAACAGTACAAGACGACCTTGGACATATTGACCATGGGTTCTTTATGACAGATGACGAAACTGTATTTGCTGAGAAAGAGTTTTGGGCACCAGCATGGCTGACTAAAAACAAAGAAGTTATCTATCTACATGATGTGGTGGACACACCCGACTTCGCTAACTATGACCATGCGTTTACTCAGAGTCAGGGTAAATTTTCCTATGACTATTTGAACCAGTGGATGAGCGAGTGGAAGGGTTATGTGCAGGAAGTTGCGTTTGACTTTAATGTGCTGGTTGTAGACAGTAAGAATATCTTTATTAGTAACGAGCAACCTAAGTTACAAGAAATGCTAGATAAGCGTGGTATCACTTGCCACGTATCACCAATACGCCACAATCACTTTTGGGATGGTGGTATTCATTGCCTCACGTTAGATGTAAAGCGTAGAGGAGAAAGAAGGAAGGTAGTAAATGTGGATTGATTCAGATCGATATAAACACGAAGGTGTTTTAGAAGAACTTGCCAGTCGACTACGTAGCGACCTTAATGCTCTACGCATTCAAGGACACGATCCTATTAAGACTGCTTGTCAGATTTTAAAGTTTGAGTATCCTGATGTTTACCCAGAACTTCAGTTTGCGAATAATTCTGCTGAGTATCACCACCCAGAAGCGTGGGAAGATAAACCTAACCCAAGAGAAGTCTGGTACGGTGAAGCGATTTACCTAGATGGTAAAATTTCAGATCGCTTTAAGGATAACTGGAAAACAACTGCTGAGTATGTTCCACAGATTCCTGGACTGTTACAGATGATGGTCAACTTTATTAAACCAGGAGGTGTGCTTCCTGTACATGATGACCGTGGAGGATGGGAACGTATCGATCGTTGGACAGGTAAACTACAACGTGGCTTTACGGTTTCTATTGGTGTTGACATTCCTTCATCAGATCCAAAGATGTGTGGTCTTGAATTTGATGGCGAGTCAAGAGGACAAGTAAACGGAGGATGGGTTGTCTTTGAAGGTAGGAACTGTAGACACACAGCATGGAATCTTACTGACCATTGGCGAGTTGCTGCCGTAGTGGATATTCAAGCCAGTGAATTTAATCTAGAAGGATTCTCTGAACGACTTAATGACATTTGGTCACGAGAGGAAAGTATGTATGTTCGTTGACGCTAAAAAATATAAGCACTATGATAAATTGGTGCAGATGGCAGACGCACTCAAACTAGATTACGATGAGTTTATTAAAGACCACCCAGATCCAAGGAAACACATTTGCGTTTTTCAGTTTGAGTATCCTGAGATTACCACTGAAGAAGAAATGGAATATAAGGATGATTGGTGGGCAGTGCCAATCTTCGTTGACGGAAAGATCGATAACAAGATGTATCCTAATCATTGGTTGAGGACAAAAGAAATTACTTCAACACTTCCAGGTCTATATCAACAAATCATTAACTTTATTCGCCCCAATGGTGGTAAACTGCCATGGCATAATGATTACGGTTCATGGCAAAGAATCAGTCAATACTTTCCCAACCCCAAAGGTTATACTGCTGCTATTGGTATTGACATGTTAGAACCACAAGATCCTTCTAAGCAGGGTATACAATTTGCGCAAGCAACTCGTTCTTATGGCAACAAAGAAATTATTGCTTTTGAGGGTAGAACACAACATCACTATGTTTGGAATTTATCGGATGCTTGGAGAGTAAGTAGTGTTATTGACTTAGCTGAAACGGAGTGGGAAAATGTGGTTGGGTGATCCAGTACAATACAAGCACTATGAACAACTTCAGAAGTTGATGGGGTGTATGCTTCTTGACTATGCTGAGTGGAAACAGAAATACGACATCGATGCTCAGGGAGTTGATGCTGCTACACGTTATTACATGCCACCAGAAAACGCAAGAGGATTTATGGCATTGCCTATTATTGATGCACGTAATGCGCAACAACCATGGGCTACTGGCTGGGAAAGAACAATAGAGCAAGCGTTCAATTGTCCAGGAATGATTGATATGTGTATCAACTTTATTCGCCCTGGAAAAATGTTACCAGTACACACCGATCAATATGTGTGGGACTGGATATCTAAATCGATGGGAATGAAAATGGAAGGGTTTACTACTTCCTTTGGAATTCATATTCCTGAACCAGAGAAGCAATGTTTGGTATTTGATGGCGAAGAGAAAGTTTGGAAGACTGGTGAGTTTAGAACTTTCAATGGGCAATTTACTCAACACTACATGAAGAATCTTGGAAATGATTGGCGTATCACAGGTGTTATGGAAATAGAAAAACAATATTGGAACTTGTAATCTTGCAACACTCTATCCCAGAGGGTAAATGGGTATTTACTTTAATTATAAAAAGGTGTATAATTTACTTATGATGACTGATTTATTAAAACCGACTTTTGACTGGATGCTTCTTGCTTGGGCTATTAGTATTGGGTGTTCGATCACAATGGCAGTCACTGTCCCAAACCCTCCCCTCTTGGCTCTTTATCCTGTTTGGATCGCTGGGTGTGCTATCTATGCTTGGGCTGCTTATACTAGGAAATCTTTTGGCATGCTTGCTAACTACATCCTGTTAACTGCTATTGATACATTTGGTTTGATACGTATGATTATGTAAGGAAATATTATGAGTGTTGTTCGTTTTATTGAGAATGTTGCTGCTGTTGATGTTACAAACGGACATCACATGGATCCAGGACCGAACTCCATGCTAATCAGTATTACTGATCCTGCTGGGTGGCGTCCAACCCCAAAATTTAATTTTAAAGAAAGACACGACTTCGAGTTTCTCGATGCTGAAGATGAAGATGGTTTTCCTGACGAAGCGAAAATCAGCGATGAGCAAGCACAGAAACTTGTTGAACTGTTACAACACGCACTAGACAAACATATGAATGTTGTCGTTCATTGTATGGCAGGTATCTGTCGTTCTGGTGCTGTGGTCGAAGTTGCCACGATGATGGGATTTAATGATTGCGAAAAGTATCGTCAACCTAATCTTCGTGTGAAATATAAAATGATGAAGATCCTTGAATGGACTTATGACTTGGACGCAACACGTCCAGTCGATGGAGAATATAAATGAAAGTTGCTGTAACCTCAGACGTTCACTTAGAGTTTGGTCAGTTGTCGTTAGATAACACTGACAATGCGGACGTTCTGATTCTGTCTGGAGATATCTGTGTTGCACGTGATCTTATGGAACACGACCCTCACGGTATCGTTGACTTTGGTAAGTCTGCGAGGTATCACCAATTTTTCCAGGAATGCTGCGCAAGATTCCCGCATGTGATTTATATTGCTGGCAATCATGAGCACTATCATGGAGACTTTAAATATACCGTATCTGATTTAAAGAAACGACTTGGGTATCTTAAGAACTTACACATCCTTGATAAAGAAGTGTTTGAGTTAAATGATGTTGTGTTTGTTGGTGGTACTCTTTGGACTGATATGAACAAAGAAGACCCGATAACACTTCATATGATGACACGCATGATGAACGACTTCCGTTGTGTAGACAATGGCAATCGAGAAGTTACCTTTAAAACATTTGACGATCCTGAGAATCCAGAGAAGCCAACCTTTAGAACTAGAGTTGCACGTTTCTCTCCACAGGATGCCGTTGAAGAACATAAAAAGATGTTAGATTATATTCGTATTGTTTATGAAAATCTTCCAGCTGAAAAGAAGATGGTTGTTGTTGGACACCACACTCCATCACATGCTTCTTGTCACCCAAGATATAAAGACGATCAGGTTATGAATGGTGGTTATCATAGTGACTTGTCTGAGTTTATTTTGGATCGTCCAAGAATCGCCTTGTGGACACATGGTCATACACATGAAGTGTTTGATTATTTGATTGGAGGGTGTCGTGTTGTTTGCAACCCTCGTGGATATATTGGTTACGAAGAACTTGCAGACAATTTCTTTTTAAAATACGTTGAGGTATAATATGCTTTGGGGATTCATTATCTTAGGTGTTGTTTGTCTTGCTGCGATGCTATGGGCAATCTCTAGTTTTGAATCTTCATGCACTGGTAATTGTAAACAAGGTCGTGAATGCGATTGTATGAAGGGTGGGAATAATGAGTGAATATATTCCAGACAAATGGGTAGTTGTAAAAATTACCAGCGATAAGTTTGCGCCTGTCTATAAAGTATTTGCTTGTTGGTATGGTGGATGGGCTGGCTCTGATTCTTGGAAACTTAATAGTGGAATTACAAGAGCATATGAGGACGGAAATTGTTTTATGTTTGATGGAAGTAGTGGGTCTACATATATTTGCCATAAATCAAGTTACGGTAGCAATGCGTATGGCGCTGGTGTTCTACAAAATATGATTAGTAATGCATCAACGAATGGTATTGCTATTGAGATTCTACCAGAGGACACTAATTTTTTGGAGTTGAATTATGACTGAGATATTGGAGCAATCGTTTTTTCTTTCTGATGAATCAGCAAGGAAAACTGCTACCGTCTACAAACATATTGTGACAGGTAGTTATAATGTTGTCGTTAAGAGCGACACTGGAACAACTTATACTGCGCACTTTGATAATCGTGAAGACGCAGAAAACTTTGCAGAGGATTGGGTATTACCATGAGTAAAAATAGTTGGCTTCTTGAAGTTGAGCAAGCACCAGACGGTGAGTACTTCATTCAATTACCTGAAGATTGTCTAGAACAATCTGGTTTTAAAATTGGAGACGAACTTGATTGGAAAGACAATGGTGATGGGAGTTGGACTTTGACAAAGAAAGAAGATAAAGTTTGGGTAATGGTTGATTGTATTCAATCTTACCGTATGCGCTATATGGTTCAAGCGCCAGCATCTAATCCTGAATGGGCACTAGATACTGTTACTATGAATGAAGCGAAAGAGTTTTCGCAAGAAGCGTTACCTGAGCAAATCTTTAGTCACCGTATTGTGACAGAGGAAGAAGCGTTGCAGATTTGCGACCAAGATAACGACTACTCTAGATCTTGGGATGACGAAAAGAAAGTTGAAGTATTCTTTACCAAAGAGGGAGAGACACGTGACTACTAAGTACACCTTCAAACAAGAGTATACTGGTTTTTCTGGCTTGTCATATTCAAGTCCACCATCTACAGTAACAATGGAAATTAATGGAGATTTAAACCTTGCTCAACTGTTAGAAAGGTTTGAGGATTTTCTAAAGGGATCTGGGTTTGGGTTTGAGGGACATCTTGACTTTGTTGTTGATGACCCTGAACCAGTACAACACTCTGGTTTTTATTTTGACGAAGATAGAAATAAATGAAAGTTTACATAAACAATTATAGATACCATTGGCTTTCTCCTTATACAATTATGGAGAAGGTGCTGTTCTGGAAAAAGTGGACTGACCCAGAGTTCGATCTATACGATGATAAGAACGACAAGTATACTGACTGGTTGGTTAAACCTATGCAGGCAGTACAGAAAGTTCTTGACGCCATCCACCCAAAAATTGATTATGTGAAAATTGATAAGTGGGATACTTGGAATATGGACGGCACACTGTCTAGAATTATTCTACCAATGTTAAAACAACTTCAAGCAACTAAACATGGGTCGCCTTTGGTTGATGATGAGGATGTTCCCGAAGAACTTCGCAGCACTTCTGCGCCAGCAAAAGAAAATGAATGGGATACTGACGGTAACCATTTCAAGCGTTGGGACTGGGTAATGGATGAACTTATTTGGACATTCGAACAACTTCATCCTGACTATGATTGGGAAGAACAATATTATTCTGGTGAGCATGATACTTCTTGGGTTAAGACTGATAAGACTTATCCAAATCCAGATACAGGAAAAGAAGAAGCAACGTATCAAATGAAAGAAGGACCAAAGCATACTTTCAAGATTGATCGTGACGGTATGGAAAAACATCAACTAAGAATTAACAACGGACTCCGTCTGTTTGGTAAATACTATCAAGGATTATGGGATTAATATGAGCAAAGTTTTTACAGACGTAGGTGTATTTTTAAAAGCGTGTGGACAAAACTATCCATCGCAACCAGACCCAAAGGTTTCTGATTTAGCAGAACTTTATAAGAAACTTATTAAAGAAGAAGTTGAAGAATTTTGGGAAGCAGAAGCAGCGAGTGATGATGCTGAACAATTAGATGCTTGCTTCGATATGATTTGGGTTATTGTTGGATACATGTATGCACGTGGATGGAACCCAAATCTCGCTTGGGATGAGGGAGCAAAATCTAACCTCGCTAAGATTGATTCTATGACAGGTAAGGTTATTCGTAGGGAAGATGGAAAGATCCTTAAACCAGAAGGCTGGCAACCACCAGACTTCACCAAATTTGTGAGGTAATTATGATTGACTGCATGATTATTGGAGACAGCATTGCTGTTGGAACTTCAATGGCACGTAAAGAATGTGTTTCCTATGCTAAGGGTGGGTGGAATAGTTGGCAGTGGAATAAAGATTATCTTACCAAGGCATCTAGTCAACCAGCGAAGACACTAATCATTTCGCTTGGTGCCAATGACCACAAGGGTGTGAAGACAGAAGCGGAACTACGCAAGATGCGATCTACTGTTAAAGCGGATCGTGTATTTTGGATTAGTCTTGGCAAAGATCGCAAACAAGAACAGATGGCAGCTATCACAAAGATTGCTGCTGAATATGGTGATACTATTATCCCACGACCAGAAGATCATATGAGTACAGATAAAATTCATCCTACTGGTAAGGGTTATAAGATTATAGGTGAAGCAACAAAATGATTACGGTTTACTTGGACATGGACGGAGTCGTCTGTAACTTTCAGGAAAAGTTTGAGGTTCTCAAACCAGCTGGAGTTAAATACGACAAAGACATTTTTGCTAAAGCAGTTATGGAAGGTAAGATCTTTGAGGATCTAAACTGGATGCCAAACGGTAGGCGATTGATCAACCACGTTCGTACACTACAGGGTGTTAAAGTTGAGATGCTTACCTCAGTAGGCACACCTCGTACCGAACAAGGCGCAGAAGCAGCAAGACAAAAGACTGTTTGGTTGAAGCGTCATGGTATTGACTATCATCCAAACTTTGTGAAGATGTTTAGCGAGAAAAAGAAATATGCTACACCTATGTCTATTCTGATTGATGATAGACCTGACTGCGCATTACCTTTTACGGAAGCAGGTGGTCATGGTATTCTTCATGATGATAAGCATATGGATAAAACACTTGCAACTTTAGATAGTCTTGTCTTGCAGTTGAAGGCAATCAATGCAAAAAGTTAGATTCTGGTTAATATGGGCTAGAGCTACGGGACATCTGATGGGTCATACTGATGATGACAAACCAGATGTTCCAATTTTAACTTTGCGAGAAGCAAAGATTGCCTTGCTTTTAAAGACGTTTTGGGTTATAATACATATTATAACTTGCTTTTTTATTATTGCTAATTTCTTTGTGACACATTTTTAATATGAACATCTTTTATCTAAACGAAAACCCTAAACAATGTGCTGAAGAACATCTAGACAAACACTGTGTTAAGATGATTCTTGAGTATGCTCAACTTCTTTCAACTGCTCATCGAATCCTTGATGGGAAAGTTTATGAAGCGTTGACTGAAGGTGGACGTAAAATTAAACGATGGAAACTTGACAACCATAATCTAGAAACTCTTTTATTTAAAGCGTCGCATGTTAGCCACCCATCTGCTATCTGGTGTCGAGCCAATGTTCAAAACTATATGTGGCTTGCTGAACTGTTAGAGTGGTGCTGTGCTGAATATACACATCGCTACGGAAAGGTTCACAGCGTTGAGCATTCAGGTTTAATGCAGTCACTCAAGAACAACTTCCCAAAGAATCTACCTATTGGCGAGTTTACTGAACCGACCCCTGCTATGCCAGATGATTGCAAAATTGCTGGTGATTCTTTGGCATCATATCAAAAGTATTACATTGAAAAGAAACGACTTTTTGCTAAGTGGACTAATCGCCCAATGCCTTCTTGGTTCAGCGAAGGACTAAATAAAATTAATGAAGCGTGTTATATAGAGCATGATACGAAACGTAATAGAATTATATCAATGTCAACTGAACTTATGTGAGGAGAAGTTGTTTGCCAACTTACACATTTAAAGATACCAAAACTGGAGAAGTCTTCGATAAGCTGATGAAAATTAGCGAACGAGAAGAATATCTAAAAACAAATCCCCATATCGAAAGTGTTCTCGCAGCACCAAATCTAGTCGATCCCATTCGTCTAGGTGGTCTGCGTCCACCTTCAGGTTTTAAGGAGGTTCTCAAAAACATTCACGAACGATCACCAGGAAGTCAGTTAAAAAATAACGGAAATATTTAAAGGATTCAACAATGGCAAAAAGAGCACCACAAGCTCCATCGGACCAAGAGTTTGTACTTCAAGATAATAATAAGCCAGACGCAAGATTAAAAACGGTGAATAATTCTTTAAGAATAAGAATAGATGATTTAAAAACCTTTGCACCACTTACCGCAAATCAAAAATTATTTTATGACGCATATAAGCGTGGTGATTATTTTGTTGCATTACATGGTGTAGCAGGTACTGGTAAAACATTTATTGCTTTGTATAAAGCACTTGAAGAAGTATTAGATAAGAGTAATCCTTTTAACAAAATTATTATTGTTAGATCTGCTGTTCCTTCAAGAGAGGTTGGACATTTACCAGGAGATCTTGATGAAAAAACTGAAATCTACAGACAACCATATCAGCAGATTTGCGAAACATTATTTGGTCGCAAAGAAGCGTATAATAGGTTAGAAGAACAAGGACACATTGAGTTTATTTCTACATCATTTATTCGAGGTATGTCTTTCGATGATGCAATCATTATTGTTGATGAGATGCAGAACTTGACATACGAAGAAATCGATACAGTTATGACACGTGTTGGTTATCGCTCGAAGATTATTTGGTGTGGTGATTATCGCCAAACCGATCTAAATAAAAAGAAGAATGATATGTCTGGCATTCTAAAATTTTTTGATATCGCTATGCACATGGGTGCGTTTACCCGAATTGAATTTTCTCCAGACGACATCGTCCGCAGTAGTTTAGTCAAAGACTATATTGTTGCGAAACTCAAATACGAAGATAAAATCGAAAACCAAAAGGGGTAGAGATGCAAGTAACAGCCGACCTGATTAAGCAAACTTGTAAGAACAATAAAGCGCCAGCAGATCTTGCTGCTGCTCTTAACAAAGTGCTTGACAAATATCAAATCAATACAACAAACCGTCTAGCAGGTTTTCTTGCTCAGTGTGGTCATGAGTCAATGGACTTTACTACATTGAAAGAGAACTTGAATTATGGCGCAAAGGGTTTGATGGGAACATTTAAGAAGTATTTCCCAGACGAAGCTACTGCGTTAAAATATGAACGTAAGCCAGAGATGATTGCCAACCGTGTATACGCAAGTCGCATGGGTAATGGTGATGAAGCATCAGGCGAAGGTTTTAAATTCCGTGGACGTGGCGCTATTCAGTTGACTGGTAAAGACAACTACACTAGATTCGCAGCAGCAATCGGTAAGTCTATTGATGAAACCATTGCATACCTAGAAACACTTGATGGTGCTATTGAATCTGCTTGCTGGTTCTGGAAGACAAATGGTCTAAACGAGATCTGTGATAAAGACGATATCGTTCTAATGACTAAGCGTATCAATGGTGGTACTATTGGTCTTGAGGATCGCACCAATCACTACAAACACAACAAAGCAGTTCTTGGTGGTGGACATGCACCTGCGCCAGCTGACGATTCAGTAACTGAAGTTGTATTAGAACTATGTAAGATTGGAAGCAAGAACGCTACAGTTAAATTGATCCAAGAGAAACTTGGTTTAACTGCTGATGGCGATTTTGGTCCAGGAACAGAGAAGGCAGTTAAAGCATGGCAAGCAGCCAATGGTTTGACAGCTGATGGTATTGTTGGTCCAGCGACTATTAAGAAAATGTTAGGATAAAATTGATTACACATATTCGTCATGATATTCCCAAACTTGAACGTATCACCGCTCCCGATGGATCGAGAGTATATGCGACTCCATCGGGTAAATCCTATCCTTCCGTCACAACCGTCACAGGATTGCTTGGAAAAGCAGCAATCATCGCATGGAGAAAACGAGTCGGAGAAGCCGAAGCAAACAGAATCTCAACAGCAGCAGCTAACCGAGGAACGAGAATTCACACTCTTTGCGAATCATTTCTCAAGAATGAATCCGTTGAACCCGACATGTTTGACCACCACACGTGGAATTCAATCTTACCTGAGTTGTCAAAGATTAACAATGTCCACGCACTCGAAACACCACTTTACTCTGACCATCTAGAAGTTGCAGGAACAGTTGACTGTATTGCAGAATATGATTCCAAGTTATCTGTGATTGACTTCAAGACATCAAAGAGAGTAAAATCAAGGGACGATATTCATAACTACTTTATGCAGTGTGCTGCATACGCAGTAGCCTTTGAAGAACGAACAAAAATTCCTGTTGGCCATCTAGTTATTATTATGGCAGTTGATGACCATGAGCCACTTATCTTTAAAGAGAAACGTGACACGTGGATTAATAAGTTTATTGAAGTAAGAGAGCAATACCGAAGCATTAATGGACGCTAATGACACTCATTTAAAAATATTATGAGAATTTGAAGCACGATTGATGTTAGTTATGACTAAGTATTATAGGGGTAACCCTAAATTTTGATTTGAAAGGAAATTTAAATGAAAACAGTTGGTGATAAATTAGAAGCGTTTGTTGTTACTGGTGTCAAACCTGGACAACCAGCAGATGCTTTTTTCGATATTACAGAAAAGTCTTTTGAAGGAAAGTGGAAAGTAATCGTCTATTATCCTAAAGACTTCACCTTTGTCTGCCCAACAGAAATTGTTGCGTACGATAAATTATTCCAAGATTTTGCCGATCGTGATGCAGTCTTATTGACAGGTAGCACTGACAATGAGTTCTGTAAAGTGGCATGGCAAAATGCTCACGAAGATCTAAAGAAAATCAAACACATTCAGTTCGCTGACACATCTCGTGATTGGGATAAATCTTTGATTGAGCAGTTGGGTGTGTTCTATGCACCTGCTGGCGCAGCACTTCGTGCTACTTTTATTGTTGACCCAGAGAATGTTATTCAACACGTTACTGTTAACAACTTGAATGTTGGTCGCAGCCCAGATGAAACTCTACGTATCCTTGATGCGTTGCAAACTGGTGAACTTTGCGCATGCAACCGTAAAGTTGGTGGAGAGACTTTGTAATGTTAGAAACTATTTGCGATACGATGGTCGAAGCATACCGTCGCAACTGGATTACCAGTCGTGATGGTAATGTTAGTATTCGCCATCACGATCGTGATCATTTTTATATTACACCGAGTGGTGTTCGTAAACAAACATTACAACCAGATCAATTTAAGAAAATTAAAATCTGGCGCAGCATTAATAGTGGTGTAGGAACAGGTGTGTTTAACTATGCTCATGAAGAAATGGACTACACTGAAATTAGTGCCAAATTAAAACCATCTGGCGAAATCCCATTACACTTTGGATTACAAAAGGAAATGGGACAACACAAAGATGATGTTCGTGTGGTTATGCACTTCCACCCAACATACTGCGTTGCTGCAATGCATCGTGGTATCGAGTTGAGTAGCCTTGCTAATGACTTCCCAGAACTAAGTCGATACACTAAGGTTGCTGCTAATGTTGGTATTGTTCCACCTATTAGCCAAGAACTTGCTGATCAATGTTTTGAAAAGTTGAAGTTAGATAAAGAAGGTAATGTTTCTTACGACATCGTCGGAATTAATGGTCATGGAGTAGTTGCTATCGACACTAGTCCATGGAGAGCATTTGAACATATTGAACGATTGGAGCATATCTGTCAGATCGTTCTTTCATCGGGGACATATTAAATGAGTTTTATTGAATCTGTTAAAGGTGTCTTTTCGTTGGCTGCGACTGGTAACGGTAAACTATTGGGTGCTCTCTTAGCAGATGCGCCAGTAGATGCAAATGCAGCGATGACTGCTGCCAGTTTAATGGCACAAAATAACGTATGGTATCCTTACGTTGAAATGGCAGAAGACCCTGCTCTTGCTGGTCTACCTGCTCAACTTCGCATGAACGCAATCGCAACACACGGTGGTACAACTAAAGAACGATTTGAGGCATACTCACTTGCTGCTTCTATTGTTGGTAAGTGCCACTTCTGCGTTAAAGCGCATTACGAAGGACTAAAGAAAATGGGTTATACTGTTGAGCAACTACGTGACATCGGTCGCATTGCTGCTGTTATGAACAGTATCGCTAAAGTCCTAAATAGTTAATATTGTTGTAATCCCTTCGAAACGAAGGCATGTTGGACGGGAGTTCGATTCTCCCCACCTCCACCATAAGGAGATTGATATGGATGATGACTTGACAAGATTTATAATTGGCTTTGCTATTATAATTGTAATTCTATTTGTATTCTTATGATGGGGGTGACTAGGTTTCGACAGCGTGAGATAGTAGAGACGGCAACACGGTAGGCGATGACCGTAAATCAAGCAAAATCAATAACCGCAAACGACGAGTTATTTGCTATCGCTGCTTAAAGCGTAGCTGAGGTTTCGCTGACTGTCCTTATCATCCAATCAGTCAGCACTAATTTACAAACTTGATTTTTATATCAGAATCAGGTATTATATAAATAATGATACAGTGGGTTGAAGGATCCCAATAAAACCTTCGTTTTTTACACACTACACAGAAAGGTAATAACCTATGTCAAATATGACTCCGTTCGAGATTCGCCTTGAACTTCTAAAAATGGCGAAAGACATGCTTGCTGATGATTACTACGGTAAGCGTGAACAAATTAGCAACGACTGGCAAACGAAAGTCGATACTGCTAAAATCAATGGAGGCACGATTCCTGATCACCCAGGATTCCCTGCTTATCCGTCAGAGGTCGAAATCATTGCAAAGGCTCAGGTCTTGAATGGCTTCGTTTCCAATATCCCACTAGATACAAAGACTATTAGCAAAAAGTCCACCTGATAGGGATGGGGGATGTGCACAAACACATCCCTTTATCATTTTAAGGAGATAAAATTGCGTAAATCAATTTTTCTAATTTTAGTAGGCATTCTATTCGCTGTAACAACAATCGTTGTAGCAAACAATAATGCACTATTCCCAATTCGTGTTTCAGCTGACCAACTAACACCATACGCTAAAAAGCAAGTAGAGTGTTTAGCTGATAATATTTTCTTCGAAGCTGGTTATGAGCCAGTAGAAGGACAAAAGGCAGTGGCAGTTGTTACATTAAACCGTGTTCGTTCTGGCGACTTCGCTAACGATATTTGCGGTGTAGTAAAAGAAAAGAATCACAGAACATGCCAGTTCTCTTGGTATTGCCAAGATCGTGAGAGGAACATGGCATACAATAAAGAAAAGAATCTGTCGGATAGACAAAAAGAAGTATATCAAAATATTTTCTTCTTGGCTTTAGACATCTATGTTAACTCTGATTCATTGAGAGATAATACAGGTGGTGCACTGTATTACCACGCAGACTATGTGAACCCGAACTGGCGTCATCTAAATAAAACTGTAAAGATAGGACGTCACATTTTTTATAAACCTGGAGAAAAGTATGCCAAACATGATGCAAAAATTGAATCTGGAGTTAAAGAGCGAGAGTTCGTCGCACTCTTTCTTCCCTCTGATGGAAGATATTAATCTAAGCGTTTGTAAACAAGCAGTCGAGTGGATATTTGAGGCGAACTTTGCTGAAGAAAGACCAGAACTACTAAACCTTTTAATCACAAGTCCAGGTGGTGATCTAACTGCTGCTTTCGCTTTGATTGATGTAATGCGAGGATCTGCTATCCCAGTAAGAACGATTGGTCTAGGACAAGTTTCTAGTGCAGGTCTTTTGATTTTCACTTCAGGAACTAAAGGTATGCGTGTATTAACACCAAATACATCAATCCTTTCTCACCAATATTCTTGGGGTGCTTTCGGTAAAGAACATGAACTGTTTGCTACCGTAAAAGAATTTGATTTGACAACCAAGAGAATGATTGCTCACTACAAAAAGTGTACTGGGCTGACTGAAGACAAAATTAGAGAAACATTGTTACCACCACAAGACATTTGGCTTTCTGCTGCTGAAGCAAAGGCTCTTGGTCTTGCTGATATGGTTAAAGAATTAAAATGATGAAATTTTTAAAGTACTCTGGTATTTGGTTTGGCTTAATTGTCAATCCATATCACTGGAGGTTTACAATCGAGAAACCACATGATGCGTTAGATCAACCACTTGATGGTTTCGCAATTTACATTGGACCTGTTTGGATGAGAGTTATCATCGATGATGGTTCATGGTAAGGAGAAGGTATGAAGTTAGAAGTTATTGTAGCCACCGTCATTTGTTTTATCTCAGTGATCGGTTCAGTTTCCTATTTTCACATAAAAGAGCAGGAAAATATTTCTAAAAGTATGGCATTGGCTATGGAAAAGGGTATTGACCCCATGGCAGTACGCTGTTCATACGCAAAAACCGAAGATTTGGTCTGTGTAGCCTATGCAGCCAGCGGAAAAAAGGCTGAATCAGCCCCATCCATGCGTTTGGACGCTAAAAAGTAAGAAAAACCCCTCTTCTGGAGAGGGTTTTAGGGCTAAAAACCCTCTGGAAACCCTCTCCAGTCCTAGATCTAAAATAACCCTACTAAATGTAGGGTTTTTCACACAAAGTGCTTTACAATAAATCAGAAATCCTGTATAATTATCTTATGATGATTAGAAAAGGAAACGAAATGACTGAATTTGAGAAAAACTGCTACGGTATGTCTGAAGCTGATATCCGTGAAGAGTACATGAACTCTATTACTGCTCGCTTGAGTGGTTTGGAAATGGTTGCGATGGGTGTTTTGTCTGATGCCCAAGAGTTGTTGAATTTTGGTCATGCTCAAGCTACCGATCAGGCTCGCAAGAACATGAACATTGCGAAGTTTATTCTCTCTGAAATGATGGAAGCACGTATGAAGGAAGCTGCTTAATATGAAAATCGTTATCTCTACTCAAAATTATGAGAACTACGCATGGCGTGAAGACGGTACGATCGGCACTGGTGCTGATGCGTACTGGAAGGCAAAGGGTGGTTCTGAGTACATGATTGAGAACGTAGAGTCTCAAGTCAAGATGAATGAATTCTTCGGTAAGAAGTGTGAGATGATTGTTGACTCGATCCGTGATAAGATCGAGCAAGCCAATGATTACTACACTGTTACCATCATTGGCTGGTCTATCGAAGAAGATGACTATATGTCATGGTTTGAAAAATCTCAACTTGAGTATGATGGGGAGATTCAGTGCTATGAGCCACGTATCGACTTTGACGGAAACCCTGTCGAACGTGACTATGCGTTGAATCAATTGGAGTTGCAAAAGCAACAAGAGTTTATGTCTTACAGTGAGGTGTAATTATGGGTCTCGATATGTATCTGTCCGCTAAGAAATACATGAGTAAGTATTTCGATCCTGCCGATGTTGAGCGAATCAGCAAAGTCAATGACATCTTTGGTGTCACTGGTGTTGAAGATGGTGACTATGGCGCTGAGGAAGTTAAATTCCGTGTTGCGTACTGGCGTAAAGCCAATGCAATTCACCAGTGGTTTGTTACCAACGTACAAGATGGCGTAGATGAATGCCAAGAAACTTGGGTGAGTCGTGAACAGTTGCAAGAGTTGCTTGATATTTGTAAAGAAATCATCAAGTTTCCAAAGAAAGGTCAGGAACTGCTTCCAACGCAGGGTGGCTTCTTCTTCGGTTCTACCGATTATGATGATTGGTATATGCAAGATATCAAGTTTACAGCAGAACGCATAGAGAAAATTCTTGCAGACTCTGCATTCCAGAAGGCTGATTTTTATTATCAATCTTCTTGGTAACCCTTTACTTTAATTCACAGTTGAGGTATAATAATACTATGGCTATTATACATACACCCCTACCTAAGTCTAAGAAGCGCAAGCCGACTGCTAAGCAACGTGAGTTGGCTGCTTCTTGGGAAGCGATGCTCGCTAAGTATCCTACTAAAACTTTGCGTGTGACCACGTCAAAGACTGCGGTGGTTTCTAAGTCTTTCGTTCGTGAGACTGTGCGTCATCCAAGTCTTAATTCTGGTTTGGGTAACGCTACTAAACCTATACATGGTAAAGTGTATACTGGTGATAAAATTATTGGTATCGGTACGTTGCATAAGTCTAATGCTGTGCCAGTGTTTTCTAGTGATGAAGCTGTTGAAATTTCAAAAATGAGGAGAGGTTGAAAATGGAACTTTCTGTTTCAGAATATTATGAGAAGTTTTCCCTGTGCGCTATCGATCGTGACTTGCCAGCACTGTTGCGTATCCGTGGTGCGCTTTTGAAAGAACGCCAAAAGATGGATCGTTGGTTCGACAAGTATCTTGACATGTTTGATCGCAAAATGGATCCTGCAAAAGTTGACACACCTGAGTGGAAACTTTATAATAAAAAGTCAGAAGAATATAGCGAGTTGAATCGTTTGATTAAATCCGCTGATGTGTATATTCAGAAGGTAGGTACTAATGTTTGAGGATAGTGGTTCATTTTCGTTATACATTGAACAGATAGTGAAAGAAAAGAAGTGTACTCATCTTGAGGCAGTTCTAAAATATTGTGAAGAGAATTTTATCGATCCGCAAGATATGAAGTCGCTGATTGGTAAATCTCTAAAGCAAAAAATTGAAGCCAACTTTATTGATATGAACTACTTACCTAAACAGGCGAAACTTGATGTATAGACTTTTAATTATATCTGGCATCTTTGCTGTTATTCTTATGGGTCTTGCGCTTGTAAGTATGATATTTGAAGATACTAAGGCTACTGGGCGAGTATATAATTGCTCTCTAGCAGAAATCTCGCCAGACTTCCCACCAGAAGTAAAGAATGAGTGTCGCAAACTACGTAGTGAAGCATATAAGAATGGACGGATTTAAAGCGTACAAGTATTATATCGCTGTAAAGCTACACTTTACAACAGATAAGTTTAATGTTTTTGAAAATCCAAACGTAAAAGGAAGTCGTGATGTATTTGAATCCCGTAATGATCGTAGAATATTTGAAAACCTTGGAAGACGTTTCGACAAGGACTTTGATCTTATACAGTTCTATGTCGCAAACTTTGCTTATGGTCATGATGCCACTGTATATTCCCTTGGCGAGTCGGATCGCAACTTAACCCTTTGGCAGAAACGTAAACAATCAATCACGCAAGTGTTTCAAGCAGATTGTAATTCAATTATCCTTCATTTAGAGAAGTCTAAACTTGCAAGTAAAGAACTCTTTGAAGGGCAGATTCCCGAGTTACTCAAACTCTATTTGGGTGGTCACGTATCCATTGAGAGTATGTGTATTCTGGAAAATCTCTATGGCTATCTTTCTTCTTGGAAAGCAAATACAAACTTGCTTTGGGAAGAAGAATGCCGTAGAATAGGAAAGTGTGGACCGTTTGTTAAATTCGATCCCACTAAAATCGACTTAATCAACTCTAATTTTAAACAGGAACTACAAGAGTTACAAAATGGCTAAGACGAAAAAGGCTCATCGGGATGATTATGATGATGAGCAAAATTTTAAAAATAGGAAACATCCCCGACATGCCTCAAACCAAAAAGGTAGAGGGATGCGTGTTATAAATAGTTATGTTGAAGAGGATCTTGATGAACTTGACGACTATATAGATGATGAGGAAATAGATAATGTTCCCTCTAAGACAAAAACTAAATTTATACACAAACTATACAGTAATACAATTTAAACACATTTTTATACAAAGGAAATACGATGGACATTCAATCACTACGCAAAATGCGCAATCAAGACTTCAGCAAAATCGCTGGAGAGTTTGACAAAATCGCCAATCCTGGCGAGAAAAAATCCTATGACGACGACCGTATCTGGAAATTGACTCCAGATAAAGCAGGTAATGCATCTGCGGTTATTCGTTTCCTACCACGTACCGAAGGCGACGAACTCCCATTCGTTAAAATCTTCAGTCACTCTTTCCAAGGTCCAACTGGAAAGTGGTATATTCAAAATTCTCTTACTACTCTTGGTGAGAACGATCCTGTTGGTGAACTTAATTCTAAGTTGTGGAACTCTGGTTCTGAAGCCAACAAAGAAGTTGCTCGCAAGCAAAAACGTAAGTTGAGTTTTATCGCTAACATCTATGTTGTTAGTGATCCAGCCAAACCAGAAAACAACGGTAAGGTGTTCTTGTTTAAATTCGGCAAGAAAATCTTTGACAAAATTATGGACAAAGCACGTCCTACCTTTGCTGAAGATCAACCAGTAAACGTGTTTGATTTGTGGGAAGGCGCAGACTTTAAACTACGTATGCGTAAAGTTGATGGTTACCCAAACTATGACCAATCTACCTTTGCTGATCCAACTGAATTGTTGGGTGGTGTTGAGGAAGATTTGCTTGAAGTAGTTGGTAAGCAATATCGCTTGTCAGAGTTTATGGATCGCAAGAACTTCAAGTCTTATGAAGAACTATCTCGCATCCTTAATGATGTTCTTAACGAAGGTGGAGCACCAGTTCGTTCAGCTGCTTCTATGTCAGAAGATGACGACTATACCCCACCAGTAGCACCTAAGTCTGTTGGCGCATCTAAGCCAGCACCAGAACCAAAGGTTGCTAAGAACACAATGCCTGAAGTAACCGATGATGACGAAGACGTTATGTCATACTTCCAAAAGATTGCTAATGAAGCATAAAAAGCAATAGCAATAAAAAAGCCACCACCATATTTTTTCATCTTTGCTGCAATAGCAGCTGCTTCTGCAGGAGATGCGCCATCAGCTAAAGCATTTTGTCTTGCAGCTTCAGCCCTTTGATCGAGATCTGAAGATGCTACTGCTGGCGCTGAAGAAGCAAGAGCTTTTGTCTTATCTTCTGCAGCAGTAGCTACAGGTTTGGCTTGTTGTTGCTCTTCAGCTTTCTTTTGTTTAGCGTACTGCGCTTCAACCGCAGGAGGATATGAATTACCAGATCCTTTGCCATATTGAATAGCAACCATTTGTCCTCTTGATAGTGGTTGTCCTTCGATATATGGCTCGCCAGCAATTCTCATTCCTTTAGTTTCTTTACTGCTACTAATTGGAGGTTTACCAGATCCACTACCAGTTGAAGCGCCAGCTGCAGCTGTAGGTGGGGTACCAGCTGCGTTACCAGAACCAGCTGCAGATGTTTCAGCTTTCTTTCTGGCTTGCGCTGCTAATTCTCTCGCTTCCTTAACAGATTTACCATCAGATCTTGCTTCTTGATATACTCTGTCATATTCTCTTACACCTTGTTGCTGAGCAGCAGTTCCTTGCCCACCATTTTGCGCTTGACCTTCTAATCTTGTTTTCGCTTCTTCTATTTTCTTACCTGCAGCTGTTGCATGCGTAACTTTAGGTTCTGTCTGCGCTTGTGGTGTAGCAGTCATAGATTGAACTTTGGCTTCAGCTCCAGACTTATCTGGATTAGAACTAGAGAACCAGTTCTTAATTTTACCACCAGTTTCACCAAGGAACTTACCTGCTTTACCACCAAGATATGAACCACCCAATCCACCTATCGCTGCTCCAACAAGACCACCGATGGCAGTACCAATAACAGGAACTGCGGACCCAACTGCTGCTCCAAGAGCAGCACCTTTAAGCGCACCAACTGCACCACCAACTGCTTGACCACCACCTTCGCCGATGGCTCCACCTTTTGCTACTGTACCTTCTTCTTTTGTTATTTCACCTCTAGCTACTTTATCGCTTGCTTCGTTATAACCTTGGTTAGCCAACCCACCAGCTAACTTACCCTTACCCTTGCCTAGCATGTCACCAGCTAAGTCCATAAGTCCACCGCCACCACCAGAGCCACCTTCTTTTACAGCTTGTAGTAGTTGGGCATCATATTCTACTTTTCGTTTTGTTTCTTCTCTCCACTCTTCCAAATATATTGGGAAAGCAGCAGTATTTTCTCTCATACCACCCAGCATTTCATTCTGCTGAGCCATTAAACGATTATTTTCTAGAGTAGACTCTTTGTCGCTACCAAAACCTCCACCTGAACCACCTGATGATGGAGATGGGAATGGTATAACATTTGATGGCATTGAACCTGGAACAGAAGCAGCCATTCCATCAAGCGTACTCTTGACTTCTTGTTTTCTAAATTTATCTTTTAGTAGTTCGTCAGCTTGGGCAGTCTCAACTGCTTTTATTTGTCTCTTACCACCAACAGACTTTGCCAGTTCATCTGGATTGATGCCACTTTGTAGCATCGAGTCTAACTTATATTTTTCTGCTTGCGCTTTGGCTTGAGCTGGAGCAAACTCTTCTTCGTGTTGTTTGATGTAGTACTGTCTAACTTTCTCATCATCCCCTTTGAACTGTTTTAAGTTCTTCATTTGAGGATTCATCTTCATTAATGTATCGGCACGTTTTAATTTGTCTTCACGTCTACCAAGCAGGTTGCCAACAAAGCTGTCGTCTTCGACAATATTCATTGTCTTTGCCAACCCTCTTATTGAACCGAATTTATATTTTAATGAGTCTTTGTCAAATGGATCACGTTTACCATCAGCACCTTTGCGACCCATTACATAATCTTTTGCTTGGTCTTTTACTGTGCGTTGATCCCAAGTGCCACCATCTTTATAGTTTGGCGCTTCGTTTGGTTTAATTGTACCAACTGAAATTGCTTTGGCTAATTTTTCTAGATTAGTAGAAAGTTTTTCATTAGACTTAAGAATTTTGTCATCACTTTTCTCTGCGGTTTCAGCAATTTCTTTATACTTCTTTGTTGCTTCTTCAGAGGATACAGCTGACCCATCCATTCCTGGTCTTAATGGGATTATTTTAGCCAAATTAGATTTTGCCATCTTTATTTACTCGCTAGTCTTTGTTTTTCTTCTTCTAAGTATTGAATCAACATCGCCACATATATCTCTTTCTCAAACGGTATCATGTTTTCAATCTCAGCCAAGGAATACTTATGGTACTGCATTAGAGAGAAGTTCATTTTGTAAAAATTCGCCAAACTCTCATGGCTGAGATTAATTAAAAAAAACTTTCAACACCCTCCAACACCTTGTTGTGGTGCTTCTTGCAAAGTGGGCAATCATATGTAATATCGTGTGAAAGTTTTGGCATTGTTTCAAAATATCTTTCAATCTTTTTAAATTGTTCTTGCGTTAAACTATTCAAGAATTCTGATATTTCTTCTTTGGTTTGTTCTTTCGCATGAAAGATCTCGTCCTTCGTGTACACGTAATCAATACAGTCTGCGACTACATCAAAGATTGCTTCAAAATTTCCTTCTTTCACTTTCTCCAAAGCAATTAGAGTTTCTATGTTTGGATACTTCATCATAATCCCAACATCGTCGTACAAGGCAATCTTTTTAACGTGCTCTTCAACACCCTTAACACCAACCTTAGAGATATCGATTGTCAGTTTTGTGTTTGCTTTATCATCGTCACATTCATCACAGAAAAATAGTAGTTCAACAAATTCGCCAACAGAACGAGAACGTAATTGAGTGAAGACATACTCTAAGTCAAATACTGAGAGACTATCTACATCAATATTGTCTTTAATACACGAAGAAACAATTTCTTTCAGTGTATTGACCATGACATTTATATCCTCACTTTGTTGTGCGATTAATAATGCCTTTTCTTCTCTGACCAAAAATGGTCTAATCTTTACTTCACGATTCGTTGATGGAATCTTAATCGTGTAGATTGGCGTTTGTAAAATTGGTAAAGCCATAGTGTTACTCTCCTTTAGTCATATTCTTGATTAACTTATTCAACTCACTAGTACTTCCAACAAAAATAGCGTTGTTGTTAGTCACCTGTTTTGCCTTATCACTTTGTCTTGTTATAATTTCTGTTTTCATTGCAGGCTCAATGTCAAAAATTTCATTTAATTTATCATCCATTTTCATAATTAACGTGTATTTCCTCTTATACCTAATCTGAGTGCACCATCTGGATCAGCAGGATCCAATCCTCTCGCTCTCATTTCTCTAACATATTCTGACTCAGAGGATAGACGAGCTTGCGATGATGGCGATACGTTTGTGGTTACTTGCGGTATAATTACATTCGGAGGGCGAGGTGCTTCTCTTGGTGCCACCGCAGAAACTGATTGAGTAGAGCCAGATTTAGCGTATTCAAGATTTTTCCAGTAACGATATTGCATTGTTACTTGAAGTTTCATAACATCTTTTGCGCCATAATCCAACTGAATCGCTGACATGGATTTTGGGTAACACTCATAAAGATTTATTGCATATGTAATGTTACTTGCGTTATCAAGTGTGGCGACTTGAATATCTGTTGTATATCTATTGTAGTAGTTAAAGACACGGGTCTTTCCGTCTTGAATGCTATTGATCCACTCATCGAAGAATCCTTTGATCCACATCTTACTGTCGCAGTAGAAACTAAGTTGCAATGGATCAAAAATTCTCTCATATGGCATTTCTCTAAACTCGCCAAAAGTTCTTGCTTGAGTTGTAGTATAAGTTATGCCAGGAAGGGTTGCTTGATCGCAAAATAACAACATCTTTCTCCACTCATTGTTATTTTGATATTTTGCGTTGGCGATGACAGCTGGTTTACCAATGTAAACTTCATACTTTGATGGTTTTTGTAAACCACCAATTTTTACTTGAGATATGAACTCGTTTAATGTGCTCATCTTGATTTCCTTACTGAGTCTGCCCAGACAACTTGTTTATTTGCTCCTGCAAATCTTTCAACAGGAAGCATCATTGCCGTAGACAACGCACGGTTTAGCCAAATTAAATTTTGATAGACCTGCAATTGTTGCCCAAGAATATCTAATTTTTGTTGTTTCGTCCATCTTTGTGTTTGAAGCGAAAACCATAAGTCTGTCTAATAACCTAACACGCAACTGATATGGTAAGTAGTGCATATTCAACCCCATGAATCCACCTGGAACTTTGGCGTATGGAAAAACCATAGGGAACATATCGTAATATGGTAACGTATCCTTTGTTTTAGGATCGTAAAAAAACATGTAGAGTTTACCAGGAATTATCCTACCCTTTAACACTTCTGGGTTGTTGTTCATCACCTTATTTGGTGTGAGGTATCTCTGCTGTTTATTTAAAAGCAGTGCTTGTTGCTCGAACCATGTTTTAGATTTTCGAGAGATATCAGGATCTACTCTAAATCGGTCAAACAGGTCTTGAAAAGATTCTTTTTTGGCCATATTCCTATTTATTTACTTTGTGCAAGACCAAGTTCATATTCGGTAATTATCTTAAAATGCCAACCCCTATCTTTAGCGTAAGAATCAGCAGCTTTCCACTTTGCTTGGTTAACAACAAAGGTAGCAGATTCTGTAAGATACCTTTGGGTTCTTCTTCCAGGATATTCTGGTGGTTGGGTTTGTTTATGAGGTTTAATTTCTACCAAATACGTGACAAGTTTCCCAGAACTATCCCTTGTTTGTATTCTAAAATCTACAAAATAACGATGTATTTTTTCATCGATTGGGGATCTATAAGGAATAACTGTTTCTTCTGACGACCATTTTATGATTGAGCTGTTCCTGTCGCACCAAGATGCGAATCTAGTTTCCCAGCTGGACCTCATAATGATATTTGTGGGGTCGCCATCATATTTTTCGGGTTGTAAAGGTTTAAATTTTCTCTTGTGAAACATAACTAAATAATAGAAGGTGTACTCCAACAATACATATTTAGAGACTTAAAAGATGGCCACTCAAACCAACCCTAACGAATTTACTGCTGCAGATGGTAGTAAGTATAAGATCGATCAGCTAACCTATCCGAGAGATCTGATCGGTAACTACAGCGAATATGGTGAAAGTATGATTCTTTTTAACATTAATGTTCTTGAAGAATCTAAACTTGGT